CATAGAAAAAAGTTATCGGATACCAGAAACCATGTTTTGATGTAGCCTCAGCTAAGACTGCCATGACGGTCGTCACATTACTCGTGTATTTCATTCTTCGCCTCCTGTCTGTACGGCTCGGGCTTTTCTGCCCATGCGATTACTTCATGTATCCCATCTTCTTTAAAATCAGTCTTTATAAAATAAGAGAACCCGACACCTTTAAAGTAATCCTCATATGTCGCATCCCAAACACGAATTGTGACAAGATACGCTCCGTCTTTTTGGGGTTTTTCGTCTGGGTACGGGTGCCAGTCAACTTGTGTCATTTAAACCTCCGAATGAAACCAAGGTAAACGAATCGTTTCATTAAATCTTTCTGTAAATTCTTTGTATTGTTCTTCTTTTAGTCCCCAAATTTCGGGAAACGCAGTCTCAATAAAGTGAAAGAGACGGCGTTTCAATCCATAAGGCAATTCTTTAAAGTTTTCCGTGGTAATATCCTCTACAATTTTTGCAAGAGCGGTTGTAACTTCAGGGGTGTTCTTCATTTGAACCTCTTTAATCTCTTTAATGTTTTGTAAGTTTGAAAATTCCTATCGTTGCGGCGGCAATCAAAACTAACGGGGCAAGCTCAAAAATTATTTGATTTAAGTCCTTCAAAAATTGGGTAATCGCTTCCATTGGTCAGTCCTCTTTCAAAGCAGCTTTGTATCGCTCTGCTAACGCGTGACGGTAGTTGAATACAAATTCTCGTTCGTAATCTTCAACATAGTCCTCAAGGCTTATCAACATTTCAATAATTTGATCGGCCTCTTCCATACTCATCACAACACCGTCATAGAAATCATCAGGTTCAAACTCAACGTATGGGCATGGCTTATCTGGAGAGTTTGATGCAACAACCAGATGTGCTTTGTTTACCCCGCTAGCTTTCAATTTCATTGTTCGTCTCCTTTAAAAAAACACCATCCAATAAGTTCCATATTTCTTTCCTCCGAGCCGTCTGTTCCCCAAAAGTGGCTTTTTACTGAGTGCGTTTAAAACAGTTTTGAGCGGAATCTGATTTGTGTTCCACTTAAAAATCAGGGTTCCGTTTGTTTTCAGTACGCGCCAACATTCGTCAAAGGCCTTACGTAAGAAACCCAAAGCATCTTCGGGTAACACTCCGTAAGATTGCTGCATATAAGAGGTTTTGCCCGTCCATTTGAGATGCGGTGGATCAAAAACGACTAACGAAAAACTCTCATCGTCAAACGGAAGATTTGTCACGTCCATTTTTTGATCAGGCTTAATTTCAAGCAGACGACCGTCACATTGCACGTAACTTTCGTCTCTGATGTCTCCGTAGATAACAAAAGGACTTCTTTTGTCAAAGTAAAACTTTCGGCTGCCGCAACAAGGGTCTAATACTTGCATTTTTCAATCCTCCCACGGGCGGTAACGGCACGGGCTGTCTATTCTTTTTGCCGTAACGTACTCTCTAAGACAGTCGTCAAAGAACGCCTTAGTGCCGCTCTTATCCGCAAACTCAACTCGAAGCGGCTCATGTTTCGGCGGTTTTACTTTCGGATACTCGTTCCATGCCTTCGGGGTGTAGTCTTGGACGTATTCAACCTCTCTATCAAAAAAAGCCAACTTGCTCTTAACCCATCTGTTTTCACTAAATTGACGGTGAAACTCAACATACACAAAACCAAACTTGTGACCGTCAGGAACGCCAGAAAGCGATAGATTAAGTTCGTTGAAGAAATTTGGACATACTTCAATGAGTTTCTTTTCAAGCTCACGGTCTTTTAAATGCCAAGTCATTTAGTTTCTCCTTGGCTTTTCAAAGCCTGATCGATTCTCTTGCCGATCCATCGAACAACGGGCACGGCCCATGAGTTTCCAAGTGCCTTATATCTCGGAGCATCAGGACAGCTCTCGGAAGGTTTCCCTCTGTATGGAATTTTTGTGTAATTGTCTGGAAATCCCTGCAATCTCTCGCACTCAACTGGAGTCAGTTTTCTGACCGCTCGATTGAAACAAACCGCATGACAATGTGTTGCACTGAGCGTGTTTTGTGGTTGTCCAGCTTTTCCAATACCAGTACCTAAGCGCCCCTTATCAGACGGCCTCCCTAGGGCGATCATCGTGTTGATTGGTATTGCTTCGCTTCTCACAATCGCGAGCCCGCCTTGCGCTTTTGCAGCGGTCGGAGAGGTGGTGTCTAAGGTTGGACTTATTTCGGTCTCTTTGATACCTGAAGTAGGGTTGCGACTGAGCATTGCGTTACTTTGTTCAGATGAAATTCGATACGCCTTTTCTGTAACTACCACAGGCTCATGCCCATGCGTTTGTGCTCTTAACGTGCCCACCTTGTCTACTTCAACATTCATAACATCTCCTCCTTGATCCATCAGCACAATCGGCACATTGTTGCCGCCAGTGCCCATGCGAGCGCATAGTGTTGGAGAGCCATTACATTCTCGAACTACGTCTCGGCGATGGCTTATGTCAAAACATTTAATCTTTTTCATCGATCACTAAAAGTCCGTTGCTTATGGATTGATTGTTTGTTGAGCCCTTGCTCAAATCAGAGGCTGTCAGCGTTCCGACTGTTCGACAATGAAGGTTTCGCTGCCCCCCCCCAACACTCCGCCACTGGCTTTCAAAGTACCCGCTGCATGATCTGCACGGTATGCTCCAAAGCTGCTTTCAGCGAAGCTGGCAGAGTCTTCCCTCTCCGTTTTGCTCTTTGCAGAATCCCAAAGCACGCCTTTGCGCTCAAATAATATTTTTGTGGGATCAAGCCCCCCCCAATAGCACTTGCGACAACAAGCACTCTTTTGCGTCGTTGGGCGAGTCCGAAATATTGAGCGTCAAGGACCCTCCATGCGGCGATGCGTTGCGGTCCGACAAGAAAACCCGCATCCGGCCATCTTCCTGCATCGGTCGTTGCGGGAAGGTCGCCGCCAACGAGAGCAGCCAAGAAGCATCCGAAAGCATTGTCTTTGGTAGAAAGGACAGCGGGGACGTTTTCCCAAAACACGACACAAGGTCGTTTTCCTTGAATAGATCTAACTGAATCGATTGCATTTACTATTTCACAAAAGGTTAAAGAAAGAACAGCGCGAGGATCTTGAAGCGACAATCGTTTCCCTGCAATGGAAAACGCTTGACAGTTATGAGTTATTACCCCGTTCACTATGTAAGAGTGATCCTCAGCAACTTCGATGTTGAAAACCGTCTCTTTCGTTGGTAAAGGTGATAAAGCTCTAACCTTTCTACAATTAAACTCGTTGTATCTCTTGTATTGATTAGATTTGTCTAAGTAAACCGAACGAACCTCAGTCACAGGTCTTACCGTACAAGTTTTTCCTAAAATAACTTGAGTACCCCCTTTGACCGAGTAGGTGTGAACATTGCTTACATAGCCTAATGTATCGGCCAGATCAGCAATCCCCAAAGCCAAGCTCTTGCTAACAGAGGCACTCTTATAACCCCAGTCGTTCTTATTGCCGTCTGTAAGAAAGTAACCTTTCAATAAAAATTCTCTTTTTTCATGAGACAAAACCCAAAACGGCAATCTCTTCCCGTAAGAATATTCACCGAAGTTAGACTTCAAAAATTCGTACAAATCTTTGTTAGTGATATTTACAGTAAAAATTTCTCGACTTTTTCTCACATTTCCGAGTGTTCCAATAACATGCTTATAAATATCTAACTTAGATTGATTAAGGTTTAATACTGTTACTGGTGTCCGATTGGGAGACTTTCTGAAGCAACCATCACCAAGCCACAGACCAACAAAAAACAAAAGTTTTTCGCAGGAACCGCCAAAAATATGGACAGGAAGCTCAATAGATTGGCTCGCATACTTGGTCATAGATAACCATCTGCGACCAAGCATCTGACAAGCCTGAGTCCATTCGGGTTCGGTAAAACTATCAAAAAACGAAACTACGCCGTTCTTCAGTTTTCTTTTTTTACACCATACTAGAGATAGGAAAGGATGATCCGGTGTACAGATCAGCGAATCCCTGCCAAGAATTTTTAGTTCAACGACATGCGCTTTCTTGTTGCCTACTCTCAATACAGGACACAAGCGCCCAGTATGGCTAACAACCAAATCGCCTACTTTAATTTCTTCTATGGGCTTATAACCCATATCAGTCAAAACCATATGCCCAGCCGTAAAGCATGGTGTTCCACCACAAAACACGTCTGGCGCTTCAACCTCTCCGCTTAAAATCCTTTCGGGTAAAGTGGTCATATCCCCTAAATTGGGTACATTGGGATAGTGGTGTTTGAGAACAGCGCACGGGAACGGTTCAATTTCGGAAAACCAAGCGGCTTCCCATCCGATCGGGTTCCACGCAACAGAGGCAGCTTCGATACCTGAGCAAACAGAGCCAAAACGAATCGTCATAGTGCAATCCTTCGCAAATCAGCTTTCAACTGTCCAAGTTCGACATTTCGACCCTTGGTTCCTCTTGAGTAACGGAGCATGAGCAACCACTCTTTTTCTGTCATGTGCGGTACGGTCTGAATAGACTCGCACATGAGCGGTCCAACAATTTCCATGCCGTCTCGAATCGCATTAAGCTCATCAGCAGTACCGACATAATGCTCACGCTCAACACCGCGCTTAATCAGCGAGTCAATGGCATCAGCGGCTTTTATCAGCGCTTCCTGCGCCTGAATCCGTGCAGAGTTTTCGTAATAGTCACGGTTTGCGATGGCAATCTTTCCCCACTGCAAAAAGTCCATAAGGTCTGCCATGTCTTCGTGTTTGCACAATCCCTTGAGCAGAGTCGTTTCTGCCTTCAATTCAAGCGTCAAAAACTTTTGATAAAGTTTGTCTGCTTCAACTTTGGTAAAACCGCCAAGTGTGAAGGCTCTCAAATGTCGTTTAGGGTCGAATTTTTTGCGAGGCATCTTGCTTTTCGGCATTTTTTATTCCTTAAATCGATTACAACCGCACAATCCGGCCTTAACATCGTCAATATTCAATCCCGGATACAACCAAGGCACTAATGGGATTTCTTCGACCTTGCGAGTTAAAAAAGCAGGGACTTTTACTCGGCAGCAGAGGCGGACTGAGTAAATTGAAACCATCTTTGACTTGCCGATTTTTGCCATAACTTCATCAAAAGTTTTTCCGTTTTGGTCACGGCAAAAGGTGCAATGCTTACAGTGTCCAAACATCATTTAAGGCCTATTTCCGAATATCGAAGCCATCTCTTCCATGCTTCGTGCTGGGGGGTTCTTCCCAGAAGCCTCATCTTTGCGAGACAGATAAAACATTGCGCCGTCATTTGTCTTCTGGCACTTAATACGAAGATCAGGAAAGCGTTTCAGCTTTTCGGGATTCCTATTAAGGGATCTGCCGATCTTTCTGACGAACTCATCTCTGCTTAAACCGAATTCGGAAGCTCTAAAAGAAAACTTCGATTTTTGCGTGCCTGCTAAGTTCTGAAAAGTGTCAAGGATTTTTGTGACAATCTTCGCCTTTTCACCATTTCCTAAACGAATAGGATGAGGCGTGCATTTGCACATCGGCAGACTGGGGATTTTTTGTTGCACCATGCCGATAGGATCGGTTTGAATATCCATCCAGTCGCAAAGCACTTGATACAAGTCCCCGAGTTTTGCAGGCTGCCACACCGTGGCCAAGTCCTCAATCCGAGACCGAAGTTCTTTTTCTATATATTTCGAGAACTTCTTTCTGTAATCTTGTACGTTCATTACAACACCTTTATTCCGACAGAGAAGGCAATGCCGAAAACAAATCCGACAATGGCAAAAGCGGTCAGTACGGCACTCACAAAGCACAAAACGTCAAAAAAATCTTTCATGCTGCGCCTCGAATCATTCGTGCTGTTTTCGCCATGTTTCGAATGTCCTTTTGAGTAGGCTCATTGACATCCAGGTAGTATTGAATGGTTTCAATACTCCAACGCTTACCCCCGGGGGCTTTCTTACCCTTAGGGAACGCTTCTTGCTGAATCCACCGATAGATCGTGCTCACAGATACGCCAAAAAGATCTGCAACTTCACTGATGGTAAATCCGACAAATTCTTGATTTTTTGTCATTGCCTACTCCAAATGGGAGGGGTTACTAGGAAGGAGGTCTCAACCGTTCACCCCGAAGTCTTTACTTGCGCTTAGCGCGCGTCACCAAAGTGATCTTTTCTACGATCTCGACACCATCAAGTTTCTTCGCCCCCTTTGTCATCTTTATGTAGTCATTGACCGCCTTTTGGCTCACGGTGAAGAAATCTTGAAATTCAGGATTGTCATCAATGCGAGCAGCAACAAACTTCAGAAGTTTGAGCGGATCAACAACATTGCCAACGAGTTGTTTTCTTTCTGAAACACCTGCGTTGCTTTTCACAATCTTTGGAATCGGGACTACGGTTGCCACGGATCGAGATTCATTAGCGAGCTTTACAGCTTCGGCTTCTTTGAGAATTCGTTCTTCATGGCTTTCGACCTCCTCAATTTCTGCCTGCTTTTGAGCAAGCTCGGCTTGTATGCGCTTTTGCTCTTCAACAGCGGTGCGGCGTGCTTCTTCCTGAGCCTTGGCAAGCGCTTGTTCTTGAAGACGGCGATAGGTCGCTGCTTCACGCTGTACTATTTCCATAGCCTCCAAAAACTTTCGGGAAAGTTCCTTAGCGTTGGCATCAATGATTTTTCCGGTCTCAACAATCGGCGCTTTTAAGGCTTTCCGCTTCGCTTCGATTCGATTCAAAGCCTCTTTGCATGCTTGGCAAAATTCGGTCGCTTCTTGGTAGTCTTCGTCAGACATCACCAAGATGCTGTGAGCCTTTTCTAAAACGGTCTGAGACAATTCGGAGATTTCGGGCAACTTCAAGTCAGTTGCATTTGTGGTTTGTTCTAATTCGGTCATAATCAGTTGGTCCATTTGTAAAGTTCGAGACAGTTAGCAAAACGGCGATAGTCTTCAATGTCGTCATAGGTTTCAAAGACATACTTGCCGTTTTCTTTTAATTGCAAAGCGGCTCTTGTCAGTATCTGTACGTGCTCACCAGATTCCTGCTGCATCCACTGGCGTACTAAAAGCTCATAACCAGCCGTTTGTAACGCAACAGATTTCATGAGTTGATTGGTCGTTTTCCAGTCAATCACATAGAAAGAGCCATCGATCTTGGCAACGCAATCAACCGTTCCGCAAAATAGATCGCATCCGAGCCGCATTTCCGTATGGATAAATTCAGGCTTAAAGTCTTTGCACCAGAGTTTCCAGGCTTCGAAATAGGGAACCCATTCCGGTTGCATAGATGATTCATCTAATTCATCGGCGATGGCGTACTCAATACAGGCGTGCACAGCAGAACCGAGATCAGCCGCCCTGCGTAAGACCTCTTTATTGATTCGGGCATAGAAAGAGGCCGTCAACATTGAAAGGACAGATGTCACTCCGGGGATCACCGCTCCATGCTCGTTGGTATAACGGTGAGCCTCTTCGTCAAACTGCGGTATAAAAACCTTGGGGATCGTCAACATCGCCAGCTCCTATTTGATCTTCGGGTTAGCAATGCCGAGCGATTCACGCTTTGCCTTGAAGAGATCCGTGCAATGGCTCTTCATTTCGGGCTTGATCTGATCCCAGAAAGCTCGAACTTCAGGCCAAGTACTCATGGAGTCAAGAGCGGCGGAGATGTCAGCACGCTGTTTAGCGATGTTTTCGTCTAATTGAGTGACCTCGTGAGCCTTAGCCACCTCAGCCATCACAGGTTCAACAACTGCCTTATGCTCGACCTCGACAGGATCGGGCATGGTTTGTGCTGCCTGCATAACCTGCTGACCGAAGAGATCTTCAGAAGCAGGATTGTTTTCAATTGCAGGGGCGGCTTGTTCAGGTTCAACCTTTTCGACTTTCGGTTTTTCTTCGACAGTCTGAGCCTTCGGCTTACGCTGGGGCATCTTCTTTGAAGGGCTGACAGACGTCACTTCGCCCTTGTCGTTCACGTCCACAATGTCCATGGCTTCTTCGGCGAAGGTCATACCCATCAACCGATCGGGGAAAGCGTTACGAAGAGCGAAGGCACGGGCACGCATTTGAAGCATGCGTTTGGGGTATTTCTTCCAAGGATCGGTTCTGTTCCACAAGCCAGCCAGTAAAGCATCCTCAACAGAAAACTCGCTAACGAATGGATCGGCGATACCGTGACGCTTCACTGTGCAGCGAGCAATGATATTTTTGAAGTAGCTCTGTTTGCCTTCGGCGTTTTTGGCCATCTCGTTCGGTTCGATAAACTCTTCTTTGAACGAGTCCATCAGACCGGAATTCATACAGATAGCCAAGCCTAAATCGCCATAAATAGACGGTTTGTTATTGATCACGGCGATGCCTTGGATGCCTTGAAGAACGGGAACACCTAGGTTTGCGCTCCACATCATTGCGACAAACACGTCATTGGGTTTGCCTTGGAAATTCTTTGGAATCAACTGAGAAGCCGCAAGCGTCTCAGCCAACTGCATGGCTTCCTGTGCATTTTTCGGTGCAGGCAGGAATTCATGTCTTTGCATTAATTCACTCATTTTGACCTCCTTTAAGACGTCCGCTGAGATGCCAAGAAATAAAGAACCTCAGAAAAACAACTTGGACACCTCAGCAGACAATCACATTCCGGCGTAAGCCAAGAGAAAATCGTTTTGATTCCAAAGCCAGGAAACACATTCAATCGCCAAGAAGAACAGGTAGGCGACCAACGCAAAACCACCTGCAACGATGAAGGCTTTCTTTGCTTTTTGAACTAGACGACTTCTCATGACTCACTCCTTGTTCAATTCCCATAAGTCCTCTCACTGACTTAACAGAGAATCAACATTTGCAAACTAATTGTTCATCAATCTGCAAACAGAATGTTAATGGAAAGTTCAAAAAAATGCAAACTCCAGGTTAATTAGAGTTTGCAACAAAATAAGAGTAAATGAGAGTTTTTTAACTTAGATCAATATCGTTCAAATTTAAAACCGCAATAGACTCTTCCGATAATGTTTAGGCTTTCCTGTCCTTCGACAATAATGGGGTCGTAGTTTTTATTGTCGCTCAAAAGCTTAACTCTAGTGGGTTCACATTGGACCCGTTTTATAAAAAGACCTTGATTGAAAACAAACGCATAAATTCCGTCTCTCGTGATTCGGTTGTCTGATGTATCAATAATCACGGGTTGCCCATCATATATTGTCGGAGCCATGCTGTCACCAATGGCGTGGACGATGTGTAGGCTCCGTTTGTTAGCCCCGGTTAGGTACTGTCTATAAAAGGAATCGTCAACGTCAACCATCTTGATAACGGGCACATAAGACGGAATGGTATTGTCTATGCCACAACAGGCCTCAACATCTAAAAGTGGGATTGAAATTCTGTTTATGTCGATCTTGATGGATTGTGCTCTGGGATCATTCCCATCGCCGAATAAAATCTGTGCAGGCGTCACGTGAAAGTGGTTGCATAGCCTTTTTAAATTCTCTCCCTTAGGTTCTACTTTTCCTCTCATCCATTTGTATAAGGTTACGTTGCTGATGCCTAATTCATCAGCCAATTCTCTAACTGGCGCCCCTGACTGTTCAACCATCGAAGTTATCTGCTTACCGCTTGTTATAGACATATAGACCTCCTGTTTGCTCCTTTGCTAACGAGTATAAACAAAAACTTTACAATCACAATAAACCGCGAGTTAATTTTTATGTTAAACTTTCGTGCAAATAAATTAATAGATTGTTAGCAATGGAAAATACAAACAATGTGAAATTTGCCATCCAAAAAGTCGGAACTCAAGCAAAAGTTGCCGACCTGATGGGGGTGTCGCGCGTAGCAGTTGGCAAATGGTGCGCCGAGGATGTAGTCCCATGGAAAAACCTAGTGGAATTTTGCTATCTGACAAAAACTCACCCTCGTTTTGTCAATCCTGTTGCTGCTGAACTGTTTAGGTTCTGGAGCAACAAATCCTAGAGAAGAAAAATTATGCCTAGGTACAGAAAAATTGATGTTCGGATTTGGAACGATGCCAAATTTCGTGAGCTAGACAATCTTGCGAAATTGGTTTTCTTTTTGCTCCTTACCCATCCGAACATGTCTCTAATCGGCACTCTCAGAGGTTCAAAAGAATCTTTGGCCTATGAGATTGGTGTCACTCCGGATGCCATGGCGCATGCCATGACGGATGTCATAAATCATGGCATGGCGCATGTAGATGACATGGGACTGATTTTTATACCGAATTTTTTGAAATACAACGCACCTACATCTCCTCAGTCGTTAAAAAACTGGGATGACATTATCGAAAATCTTCCTGAATGTGACTTGAAAAACGTGGTTTGTGATCACGTTTTGAAGTTTGTTAACGAAAATCTCTCGACTCAAATGAGAGAAAAGTTGAATCCGCGCTTTTTTGAACTCGTTAAAAATCAATTAGATAGTGATCAAATAGATGCCATGACGTATGGCATAGCGTATGGCATACAAGATGGCATGGCGTATGGCACTACGCGTGCGCACGAGCGCGCGCGCTCGCCTAACAAGGAACAAGGAACAAGGAACAAGAATATAAACACTAACAAACAACAAACTGAAATATGTAACGAAGGTAGCGCCGAAGAAGAAGTTGTTTGTTCTGAAGATTCAGTTTCGATTTTTGATGAACCACTTAGCGAACAACTTAACCAACTCGCCATTCAGCAGACAAACAAGGTGGTTGATGACCCAAACGCCATCATTGACCCCGTACAGGCCATCGGCATAGCCAGAACTCATGGGATCAAACTCCCAAGAACGATCGACCTTGAAAACGTATGCAAGCGAAAAATCCTCACTGTGGACAACATGAGGCAGTGCATTCGTCTTGCCAAACGCCAAGGCAATTCCAAGGGAATCTATGTCATCGGAATCATGAAGAACGCGGTGAACGAGCCGAGCCAGTACCACACCGAAGAATACAAGACCAGTCAGCGAGTAACGCTTGACGATGTTGATCCCAATTACGTTTTCGGGAGCGAAAAATGACCGAACAGCAAAATAATGAACGCCAAGGCTTGTCCGCCGTGCAACGTGGTCTTTTGGAGGAACTTGAAGCACAGGCGCTTTGTTTCAGCCCAAAGGCGGGAACCATTCCACAGTCCGCATGGAAGTTTTGGTTTGACGCCGTTAAGGGTTCAACCACTAGTGAAGCCAAGGATGTGATTTCCGACTGGAGCAAAACCAGCAATCGCATGATGACTCCGGCGGACTTGTACAAGGCGCTTCAAGCCAAACGTTCGCAAAAGCGTGAAAACGATGCACAGGAACAAGCGCAAAAGGATCATCAACCGTTGCCAAAGAATGTCGCAAAGGTCTTTACTGACAAGATGAACGAGTCTTTGAGGAAGCACATCCCGTCCGATGCATGGGCACGGCGTGCACGGATTCTCGAAGCATACGGCTTTGTGATGCAGGAATTTGTGGCCAAGTCTTGGCGGAGAGCATTGAATCTTTTGGACGACTATCGCTTTGGCGATACAAACGGTGTTTTCCCTCTCGAAGAAATTCCGGACGAACGCCGAGCGGCCTATCACGACTGCCGCGTTCATTTCTGGCCCGAGTACGAAGCCAAACACGGCCTGACGCTCGTTTATGACAAAGAACTCGCAACCAAGCGATACCCAAGCCTTCCGCTCAGATGGACGGGAGCCGCTCAATCCGTGGGTGTTAACTCAGCTTTTTAACAGGAAATCAGATGAAGAATCAGGTAATCGAACCATTCAGCGAACATCGGGTGCTTCCGCCCGAAGCGCAAGCCGTCCTTATGGACGCAGCGGCCGAGTGCCAAAATCGCCGCACTCTTGCTGAACGTGAGGAAGTCATTAATCGTGCGATCAGAGTCGTCCGCCAGAACTGGCCCCGGTACTTCAGAGACGAGCGGAATTCTTTCGACACTCTCGGTCACTTCATTGCGGGGTGGTCTGAATGATTCACATTGATTTGGGAATTCCGGCGAGGAAAAACATTTCCGACAAGATTGTCGGAGAGGAAATCACGTTTAAGAAGTCGTTTCCGATGCGTGGTAAGGTAAGAGCATTACCGAAGGTTGAAAAAGCGGCTGACGACCTGATTAAGGGCTTCCGAGAGGAAAAGGATAAATACATCGACTCCGTGAAATTGGATTTGCTCTACAAAAGTTCGGATCCGTGCGAATGTTTAGGTGATTTGCATCGGCTGCTTTCGGGTATGGCCTCTTTGGTCAATGAAGCCAAAGGCGGCCCTGTTCGGAAGATTCTCGGTTTGAATCACTCCATCGTCAAAGGCATGTCCACGCATTACGAAAAAACGGATGGAAAGCCTGGGATTGAAGTCACTGTGACATACAAAAACGTTGATGTAGGTGACTTGATTCAACGAGCTGAACCTTTTACGGGAGTAATGGGAGTATGACCGTCAAGAGTGTGCGAGCCACGATTACTTTGCAGATTTTCCCGTACCTCAACAACGGGCAATTGTGCAAAAAGATCGCCGAGGACGCTAAGAAGATTGCAGAAGGATTTCAGGTTCGGGATGTGGTCCCCACGTCTGGAACGGTAAGTTTTGTTTTCAAGAACCTGAGTGACAGCCAGAAGCACCGGTTGGCCAAGCCTGATGACCTCATCATGTACACAAGGGCCATCACTCAGGCGGTTCGCTGTGACATGGTTCGTCTGCCTGTTCGCTTTTTATACGAATCGGCCGAAACAAAATCGGAGGTGCAGCCGATGTTTTACGCAACCCTTCAAATTCGCATGCACCGAGTTGTTTATTGAGGTTCGAATGGAATTGGAAGACCTTGACGAAACCCTTCGACATTTGGACGACCTGCTTCAAAAGTGGGGGCGGTACAGTCGTTTATCCCGAAAGCGTGAGATTTCCAACACAGGGAAAATCTGCGATTTCATGGAGATGTACGCACCTCAGAAAAAGGAAAAGCCTGACCCCAATCAGGATATTCGCCGGGATTTGGTGCTTGGTGAGCCAACCGAGCGACCGAAGTACGACCTGCACTTGACTTTTGATCAGATTGATCGCGTTTTTTGTCGTTTGGACTTGTGGGTTTTCCACATGAGAGACCGTGAGATTTTGAAGAAATACTACGTTGATGCTCGCCCGTACTGGCAACCATGGAAAGTGGCCAAACACTTGAGCGTCAAAGATGACGAAATCAAGGCGAGAACACTAAACAAACGGCTAAGACAAGCCCAAATTTATTTTTTGCGTATCTGTAACGCATAGGAGAAAAACAATGTCAGATAACGTTAATCATCCCACCCACTACTTGAAAGCGGCCGTCACTATTGAGCCTATTGAGCTGACATCACGCATGACAAGTTGCATAGGACAGGCCCTTCAGTACATTTTTCGGGCACCTTACAAGGACAATCAAATAGAAGACCTGAAAAAGGCTGTCTTTTATTTGAAAAAACAACTGAATGTTGGAGGTTATGACACGGTTTACACAGAAGCGTTTCCATACATAACGATTTTCACTAAACATACAAACGGACTGATAAAGAAAGCGCTTGAATCCCTATTTACGGAATACTACCCACAAGATGACATATTTGGCTATATGGTTGATCCTGAGGGATTGAAGGAAACCATTGAGATCATTGAGAGCGAAATTAGAAACCTTGAGAAAGATGCTATTTCTTTCGGCGAAGCTATTGAGAAAGACGAGGAATTTTAATGAAATCACTTTGACCGGCGGCGTGGCCACTCCGTTCGTACCGGTTAAGTAAAGGAAGAGTCCATGACAAACGAACGCTTTAACCTAATTGCAATCTGTGTAATTGTCATCTTTGTAGTTATATGCACTGCGGGCACCGTACTTTCAAGATTCACCAGTTCCCGATTGCTCGAAATTGAGGAAGAGCGAACAGAGATTCTAAAAGATGCCCTTAAAACAGGAAGACACATAGTCTGGGTTGTCAATGAACGCTGCCTGGCTGAGGCTGTTAAAGATGCAGAAAATGAGTCCAACTGAGATTGTTTCAATCGTACGTGGCGCTTTCTTCACCTTCGGGGTTGTGGGTGTTGTCTTTGTATTGGCTTTTTTCACCAACATCCACTGGGGGTGGATGGTATTCATTGGGGTTGTGGCCATCGGCGCGCTTCAGAACGCCATCATGAAAAACATTGGAGACGGCATAAATGATGAACGCAGTTGAAAAGTATCTTTTCGGAAATTCCGAAGCGTACATGAAGAAGGAACTTTGTCGGTTTCAAAATGATTTTACTTCGGTAGCAGGAAAGCTTGTTCGCATTTCCGCAATTATCAATATCAACGACAACATCAAAACAGGATACCGTTATGTGAATTTTCTAGCAATTGATCTTGATGACAAAGTAAAAATCATCACCGTTAAAGTAATGATGGGAGAAATGGCAGACAAAGGCGAAATTGTGAAGGAAGTAAAGCTTAAGGTGGTTCATTTGAAGCCAATTTACGCCCTTTTTCATATGCTCGGACAAATAAAGTGGAAAGGAGAAACGGATAATGTCTGAGGTTTTATTTGATTTATTTTGTATCGTGGCCGGACTTTGCGGAATTATTTTTGCTTGTGCGAGGTGGTTATGACGGAGAGAGCCTGTAAGAACTGTCATTTTTATTGTCCTGATGAAGATAAAGGCGATTGGGATAGATGGGATGGCGAATGTAGACGAAATCCTCCCAATAACGGATTTCCGGGCGTAAATGAGGATTTTTGGTGTGGAGAATTTCGTGACAAACGCTGGCCGAGAGGTGAGCCAATCGAAATAACGGAGGAGACGATTTTTGAAAATCGCCAAAGGTTGTTGTGATGGGACATTGCAAAGATTGCTCTTATTTCGGAGAAGAGGTCGAGGGCGTATTTGAGCCGAAAGTGCATTTGTGTACTCGTGTCGAACCTCATAAAAGTAACGATGAAGTTTTGCAAATGGACAGACGATCATGTTTTAAGCCAAGGAATATCACAATGAATGTATCAAACAAGACTTCGCTTAAAACAAAGCCGAATCAGCAACCGAATGAACCCAAGAAGCCAACTAAGTTTTTTAGGAATTCATGATGCCGTTTGAAATGGAAGAAATGTGTGGCCCGTATTTGGTTCTATACGATGGGAAAGAGGTTACGCTTTTGCCTCAGGCAGAAGAGCCAATTGAAATGCCTAGCATCATAAGTTATTGCCCGAAGATACTGGAGGATAGTATTTCGAGTTTTACATTGGAGCTGAAGCCGAATTCAAAGTCACTCAAACCCCTCAGAGACATCTTTTCAAGGATCAGACTTCTTGAGGAATTCGGGATTGATCCAACCAGTGAGGCGGCGGGACAGTTTATATTCGGCGAATTGAAATCTTAAACGCCTCCCGAAAGGGGGCTTGAATTACTACTAATCAGCCATAAATCTAACGTAATAACTCATTGCTGTTCTCATTAGCTCTTTGTCGGTTCCCTTGATTTCAAAGAAAAGTGGTAACAAGCGGTTGAATTCGACTTGAAGCCCGCTCGGAGTTGGATTAATGGCAACAATCTGACTCGTAGGGCATTTTTTGACTCGCCCGTTACGAGATTGAACATACAAATTCCTATCAGTTACGAAAACCTGACACCTTCCTAAATTTTCTACATCTTCATAACGTTCTGCGTGACCTCTCATTCTTCCCGTTCTAACTGAAACACCTTTGGCAATCCTTAACGAAAATCCGGCAGAGCCTCCTGTCATCCGTGTTTTTGTTCTTGTAGTAGAAACAGTCACATCCAACCATCCCATAATGAAACGTTCACTTTTTGTAAAAAGAATTGGGGACTTGTCTTTTGGAAACTCACTACACTCAGGAGGAATAACTCCATTATTAAGGGAATCAATCATTTGTAGTTTTGCATCTTCGAGTTCTTTGGCCTTACGCAACGATTCGTCTGTATCAGGCATGTGAATCCCATTTGAATAAGGATTTTCTATACCGTAAGCCATTCTTGTAATTCTGTACTCCGTTTCCTGTCTCTCCTCATTTTGCTTTCGCCGGATAGCGGCTTCTTGTTTTTCTTTTTCAGCTTCTTGTTCTTCCCTTTCTTTCCTTTCTTGTAGTTCAAGTAGAGCTTGAGCCTTATTTGCTTTGTAACGCTCTTGTTCTTCTTCTCCGTGTTTCTTGTTGTAGTAGATTATCCAGGCGCCTAAAACGACAACTACAAAAATGAGAGCTTCCATGATCATAGGGTGTGAGAGATAACGTTCCCTTTATCGTAAACACAAGAACAAGCCGAAAATATACGGGTAAACCCTTGCTTTGTTACAAAATATCCCGTCTATGTTACAAATATTCGTTCGGAGTTCGTTGACAAGCGACAGAAATCACGACACCATTGCACATAACAGTTATACGTCCCTATGCGTTGGTTTTTACATAGTGTGTTAGGTTGCCACAGGTTGGCAGCCGTTTTGCACCCAGAAGAAACGTAAAGACTTATGCCCTGAAGCTCGGTAGCAAACGCGTCACTGCTCCGAACCTCTGAGTTAAAAAGCTCAAAGGGCGCCAACATCAAGCCTCGCTTAAAAGCGAGGCTTTTTCGTATAAGCGTACTGAGCACACTCCCACGAGTGCCAAAGGCTCGGTCTTTCAGAATTTGTCCGTGTGGTTGTTAGCCTTTCGAGGGTAAAGGCTCCTTATTGGGCAGTAGATAAGGAAAACGCAGACGCTCGGGAGAAAAGCCTGGAAAACGTGCACTTGATCAGGTAAAGAACCTCCGTTAAACAGAGAGGTTCTTCGAGAGACTGACGGGCTGTATAGTGGTTCAACTCCGCGACTGTACGGACAAAAACAATTCGGGGCCGGTGCGGCTCACTCAGAAATTTGCTCCTTTGTTTTGTCGACTTACTTGTCAAAAACACCCACCGACCCCGAGTGATTCTTATATGTCCCTGGTGTAATAGGCAGCACGGCGGTCTCCAAAACTGCAAGTGAAGGTTCAACTCCTTCGGGATATGCCACTCAGATATGAAAAAAGATTCAATTCATTTTGAAGTACCAATGGTCCCAATCGGCAAAGGCCGCCCTAAGTTTTCAACGTTCGGCGGACATGTCAGAGCTATCACGCCGTCAAAAACGAGAAACGCCGAGGGAACGATTAAGCTTTTTGCTGAACAGGCAATGGCAGGACGCGATTTAATCCAAGGTCCTGTCCACTTAGAGATTATTGCCATTTTTCCTGTACCGGCTTCTTATTCAAAAGCCAAACGCCAAGCTTGTCTAATGGGTGACATTTTTCCAACGAAAAAACCAGACATCGACAACATTGAAAAATTAGTGTGCGACTCTCTTAATACAGTTGTGTTTGAGGATGACGTTCAAGTTGTCAGGACAAGCGCCAGAAAGATATACGGAGAAAAGCCAAGGTTAATCATCACGGTCTCTCCGATTGAAGTTGACTAATGACTAAAACCCCCACAAAAAGAAAAACCACTTCAAAAGCTAAAAAGCAGCCAACATACGCCTTCACTATCGAAAAAGCTAAACGAGTACTCGATGCTATTTCGGAAGGCACTACTGTTTCAGGCATAGCCAAAAAGTTAGGGTTTCCCCGTAAGTACATTTATCAGTGGCAGGGAGAACAAGAAGGAAGGAAGTTCAAGTGGGGCGGCGAAGAGCAAGACTTTAAGGGACACTTCGCGCGCGCGAAAGAAATAGGCTTTGATTCAATAGCCGATGAAACGATAGCTATCGCCGATGAAAAAGATGAATCTATCGCTTATGAAAGCGGCGTGAACGATAAAGGTCCTTACAGTAAAACAAAGACCTACGATTCAGTTGAGCATCGAAAGTTAAGGATTTGGACGCGCATGCAACTTTTAGCCAAGTGGTCGAACCGTTATTCAGACAAGCAGAAGGTTGAATTGACCGGCAAAGATGGCGGAGCAATCCAATCGGAAACGAAGGTTGTTGAGAGTATGAGCACAGAAGAACTCATGCGGATTGCTCAAATGCAGACTAATGAACAAGGAATTGATACAGGCAGCTAGGCATGAGCTGTTGAGACGAGCGGCGTCACAGTCGCTTGAGTGCTTCACACTCTATACTTACCCAACCTACTTGATGGGGTGGTTTCATAGAGAAATATGTTGGGCACTGGATCAATTCTTAAAGGACGTAGTAGATAGAAAATCACCTCGCCTAATTATTACAGCTCCGCCACGAAGCGGAAAATCTGAGCTAGTTTCAAGACGATTCCCGTCCTATGCGTTAGGTCGCTATCCCGATCTGAGCTTTATCGGTACATCGTACTCGTCAGACTTGGCGAGCACTTTTGCAAAAGACGTTGTTCGCATCATGGACGACACGCCTTTTAAAGAGGTGTTCACTGACGTAAGGCTACCTCATACGGGTGATGGCTCTAACAGAATTCGACAAGCTGACCGTTTTGAAATCGTAAAACACAAGGGTTCATACTACTCGGTCGGTGTTGGCGGTTCGCTTACCGGTCGCGGTTCTGACGTTTTAGTGGTTGACGACCCAATTTCCAATATGCAGGACGCTATGTCTGAGCGAATCAGACAGTCCACGTGGGATTGGTACACCTCCACAGCGTACACACGTTTAGCGCCGGGTGGCGGTGTCATTGTGATGTGTACACGGTGGCACTTGGATGACTTGGTGGGTCGCCTAATTGAAGAAGAGAACCTAGGCGGCGAGCATTACCGCTTGATTAATTACCCCGCCATCGCGGAGGTAGATGAAAAATATAGAAAAATTGGCGAAGCGCTGCATCCTGAACGCTTTGACGAGAAAGCCTTTGCCCGAATCAGAAAGAGTGTTGGTGAAAAAGTCTGGGCTTCCCTTTATCAACAACATCCCGTCCCTGATGGCGGTGGCATGTTCAAGGAAGCATGGATTCAGCACTGGACGCCAGAAACTCTGCCTAAGACATTTGACAAGGTGGTCATGTCTTGGGATATGACCTTCAAGGATTCAAAAGCATCCGACTACGTAGTCGGTCAGGTGTGGGGGCGTGACCAGGCGAATTTTTATTTGCTTGATCAGGTTCGTGGCCGTTGGGATTTCGTGAAAACGCTTGAGCAGTTTGTTGCGATGAACAATAAGTGGCCACACGTTCGCAGAAAACTTATTGAAGATAAGGCAAACGGTCCGGCTATCATCAGCGCTTTAAGAGATGCGGTAACAGGGATTGTCCCTATTACTCCGAAGGAATCAAAAGAAGCCAGAGCATTCTCAGTCACGACTTTTTGGGAATCGAAAAACGTCTATATCCCACCTATTGAACATTATCCATGGGTTAAAACAGAGTTTTTACCTGAACTGTTGTCGTTCCCTGCGGCGGCTCACGATGACACCGTTGATGCCATGAGCCAAGCATTGAATGACCTCCATGTTCACTCTGGTTGGAAAGTTAATAAATCTAATATTGCCGCGCTTAGGTCGCGTTGGTAATTTTCAATGAAAAAGACTAAGCAGAAAGTTAAAAAGCAGAAAACCTCTCCGGTCAAGGAAAGACCCGTCTTGCGCTCGTCTCCTTCTGAAGCAAGAGCATTTCTGCTTCAGCAAAGAGTCAACACGATCACCAATCACGATTTGTTCTTCAAGCAAAACTACGCCTTGCCGGCGACTTCGGTAAAGGCAGAGAAAGAACGTTTGGCGCTTGACTCGCAGTTTAAATCGTCTGTGGCGATGGACGGGTTGTATGACTCACTCACCAATCACGCAATTGACATGGGGCAGTTTCCCATCACGTCCTTTGTGGGATACGGCGTTCTTCAACAAATCGCCCAGAACGGTATGATTCGCAACTGTATTAAAACCGTTGCGGATGACTGCACTCGTGAGTGGATCACAATCAAGGGCGGAGATGAAACGCCCGTTGATCGAATCGAAAAACTGCAAGACCTTCAAGACCGGAAATATCACCTTCAAAGGCTCTTCAATGATGCCATCACGAAGGTAGGCTTCATGGGCGGTGCTTTTATTTTCATTCGCACGAATCCAACAGACGAAGCCGGCGAGGTGGATTTAACGCTGCCGCTTCGAGTTAACGCCCAATCAAAAGAGTTTGGCCAAGACTGCCCCGTGCAGTTTATCGTTATTGACCCGGTGAATGTCTCGCCGGCTCAGTACAACTCGAACGACCCTTTGCGAAGTGACTACATGAAGCCGAGCATGTGGATGGTGTTGGGTAATAAGGTACATCACTCTCGATTGCTAACGATGTACACAAATGAGCCGCCGACACTTTTGAAGCCTGCTTACAACTTTTTGGGTATTCCACAGGCTCAGATTCTTTGGGACTACGTAAACCATTGGAACGAATGCAGAGTTAGTGCTCAAGAGCTGGTGAAAAAGCTATCCCTCCTGATCTACTACACAGACATGCAGGATCGCATGAGTTCATATGGTGGTGTTCAAGAGTTAGATGACATCATGCAAGTGCTTCGTCACTACCGAGACAATAACTCGGTGTTCGTAGCGGATAAGGAATTTGACCAGGTGGACAATGTTCAAACCTCCGTTGGCGGGGTTCAAGACATTGTGCGTCAGGCTCAAGAAATGATTGCGGCAATCAATCGCACGCCGGCGGTTAAGCTGTTCGGTATTAGCCCAAGTGGTTTTAACGCCACGGGCGAAAGCGACATCCGCAATTACAACGATCACATCAGAAGCCAACAAGAGCTTTTTAGAACAGCCATTCAAACCTGTTTGGACATCATTCAGCTTACGGAGTTTGGCGAAATTGACCGCTCCATTACGTTTGAGTTCAATGAGCTGAATCTTGACAATGAGTCAAGCCAGGCCATGAATTTCAATGCTCGTGTGACTGCGTTGGCCACACTGAAAGACAGAAACTCAATCAGCGCCGAAGAAATGAGACAGGCTGTTCGCAATGAGGACTCGTCTCACTTGTCATTCTTGAGTGATGAAATGCCAGAACCTGATGACGGCGACTTAATGACAGACAATGAGTCTGGAGACTTTATGCAAGCCTTGTTTGGCAAGAAAGACAAAGAAGATAGTACGGGCGAACCGAAACAGGAAAAGTCCGAAAGTGTTTTTGAATGACCCGACCGAAAACAGCAAGGGCACAAGAAGCTAATGTAGGGATCAGAAACAAGTTTAGAAAACGCCTAATTCAATTCTCCAACCAATTCACAAAACGAGTGGTTGATGACATTTTCATGCACATCGCCAACGAGGGCTTGTTGGCTCAGGACGAAAGTTTGTCCAATCCACAGACCCCTGAGAATCAGCGTTTTCTTAGACAGATTAGTTCAAAGGTTCTTGCAGCTTGGAGGCGCGATCCCGTGGCTTTTCGTGCAGACATCGACAACTATGTCGAACGCCATCTGCACGAATGGACACATGATGCGGACGAAGCAGCCCGAAAACTAGCCATTTGGGTAGCCCGCTCGATTGCAGCCGATGTCACGGCGAGCCAGCGTCGCGCTTATATCGCAGCGGGCCTATCCCCCGAATTCTTCAAAACCCGTTGGACAATCCCTGTTGTTCGTCAACACATGAGTCCCAAGGCGGCAGAACTCCTGCCTTACTTTGTTGATTACTCAACAGAGCTAATCACAAGGATGTCGACTCGTGATGTTTACAAACTCAAGGAATTGCTGATAACGAGTTTTACGGAGGGGCGCAGCGTCAAACAAGTCAGAGAATTGCTCTACTCAATGAAGGGTTTCAATGAGGACAGAGCAAGAAACGTTGCGATTGACCAGACAAACAAGATTACTCAGGGAATCCTCCGAGCTAATGATGAGGATTTAGGCATTGAGGAAGGAATTTGGGTTCACGTACCGGGACAGTACAGCTCGCGCCACACGCATAAAGCGATGAACGGCAAACGATTCAGATTAAACGAAGGGCTGTATGACGAGGATGTTGGGAAGGCAGTTGTTCCTGCTGAACTTCCGTTTTGCTTCCCCGGAGAATCAGAGCTTAATTATGCGCCTCCGATAATGAAACTGTACAGGCGCTGGTACAGCGGTGAATTTGCCGAAATCGTCACGACTGATGGTGTAACGTTCTGCGTAACCCCGAATCATCCAATACTCACCCCCGGTGGAATGGTGAGAGCAGGCTGTCTTAATGTCGGCGACTACATCTTCAATGTATCTGGAGAGGATTTCGACAGTTTTGAATTCGAGAAGGACAAGAAACCAACCTCTATTGGTAAGGTCTTTGATTCGTTTCTTCTCATTACTGGCCGCCCCTTGGTACTTGACGGTTCCGATGGTCAATTCCACGGCGATGGATCCAATGGCGAAGTCGATGTTATAGATGTATGCGGCTTTCTGGCGGATGGGTTTAAGCCCGGCGCGGCAGAGAGCTTCATAAAGGATGTCTTCTCCAGGACCAAAGTAACAGGTGAGGGATTCCTTCGTAATGGCCTTTTTAATGAGGACTTCCTCCGATTCTTTGATTCCCATTCTAGAGGCATGAGCTTTGGCAACGAGCGATTGTCTCTCATCAGCGGACATCTTCCCCATGCGGATGTAGTTCGCTTGGGAACCATTGCGGCGCTTAACGCCGTGGGTATTAAGGAACCTTTCGATTACGTTTCTGGAAACGCCGAGTCTATTTGCAATAGAGAGCTCAGACTCGCCTGCAATGTAATCATTCAAGCACTGAATGGGCACTTCTCTCAGTCTGGGGTTGGTGTAATGAAAACCGTTTCGCTTGACCCAGCGTTTAAACGTGGTGACATGAATTCCATATTTGGAAAGTGTTTCATAAACGGGACTACCAGACTGAATATTCTGAAGCGCATTCAGGAAATTCGTTTTATCAACAGGACGTGTCATGTATATAACCTTGAAACATGGAGCGGTTGGTACATCTGCAATTATACCGCGGTCGGAAATTGCCGTTGCGTTTACCGTCCCGTGATTCCTTTTGAAAAATTAGGACTGAAACAGAACAGATGACACAGTTAGCTTTTGACAGAGCATTTACGCTCCGTTGGCACGATGAGGACGGGCGGCTGCACGTAGAGCGCTCCAATTTGACTCGAGTTCAGGTTGCTCCTTATCACGGGGCAGAGATTCCGGGATGGGAAGAGCTGAAGTTAGACCCTGAAAAAGTTTATTACGGGTATCGCCCGGCAGAAGAATTGGGTGATGAAGAAACTATCAGAAGTGTGAACGGTATTCCGATTCAGCTCAATCACCATTTGGATTATCCCGACAAGCCTGCCAAAGAAACTCGGGTTGGAAGCACGGGAGACAAAGCAGCTTTTGATGGGACGTATTTATCAAATTCTCTTCATATCCAAGACTCTGATGCGATTAATCGAATCAAAGACGGGAGCATGAAACAACTTTCTTTGGCCTATCACTACGACCCTGATTTTAAATCTTCGGGTGAGTGGAAAGGTCAAAAGTACGATTTCACGATGCGAAATATTAGAGGGCAACACCTCGCGCTTGTGGAAGAAGGACGCGCGGGGCCGACCTGCGTTGTTGAAGATCACGCTTTTCAAGGAGAAAAGTCGATGAATGACGATAAAAACCCGTTGAATCAAACGGGTCAAGACGGCTCTCCCGCGGTTGAAAATGCCGAGGTGAAGATTGCCGATGCGATGGGAATGCTTGCGGAGTTACTTCGTGGGCTTCATAAACAAGGACCAATGGGTGAAACCGTGGACATAACGACAGACGAAGATAAGAACGCCTTAATTGATAAGGTAGCAGAGGCTTTCGCAAAGCTTGGAGCGTCAGAAGAAGATGTTTCTAAGTTGAAAGACACTTTAAGTGACTTGGCTTACCAACCTGATGAAAAAGAAGTTGATAAGACTGAAGGCGAAGATGAGGACATCGAGCCAGACGAAGACTCTGATGACGAACTTGACGATTTTGCAAAAGACGCAATAAAGGCTTGTGGGTATGACGATGAATCGCCCGAATTCCAGCGTGCTTTTGCTGAAGGAGTTCGTTATGGCGAAAAGAAAGAAAAAGAAGAACCGAAAAAGTTAGACAGCGAACATGAGCGCGAAGGTGAAGAAAAAGCTTTGGCCGCTCAGGACGCTGCTATCAAGCGCTTCGAACAAAAGATTGATGCGATTGACGAATGCGAGGGAGTACTCGGGAAAGTCCGAGCCGCTGCATTTGACTCTGCCGAGTCTGTCTATTTAGCCGCTTTGAAACAATTGGGAGTTCCGACAAAGAAGATTAAGCCTGGTATGGCGCAAGCCACTTATTACGGCTATATCAATGGGCAGAAGAATGCAAAGAAGTCTGTTGCTCAAGACTCGAATCCCAATGATGTCGAAAGCGACCTTATGAGTGGCATCAAAGTCCGTCTTTAATCTTTTTTTTTGGAGAAACGCAGAAAATGCAAACGACTGTTAACACCTACCCTGCGGTAGGCCTGCCGGGTCAAGAGGTAAACGTCCATACGGCCGTTTACACTCCGTTCAACTATTTGTCTGATGGTACGGTTGCCGCAGGCTCTTTTGCCTTTTTAGGTACGAATGCCGATGAAAATGGCGGTGTTGTGTATCCGTTAGCTTCAGCTAAAGGCACTGGCACTGTTATCGGTTTGGTTGAGCGAGTCTTTAACGGCATTTTAAATACTGTTGCCGATGAGTCTGGAACGCTTATTTATCCGAAGGGTTTTGCTGTAACTATCGCTGTTCGTGGTGATTACTACGTAGCTGCCACGGGTGCCGCTACGGTTGGACAATCGGTGTTATGTAATCCGTCTAATGGTGCAGTCACTTACGGTACTGCTGGCGCAGCTAACGACACGGGTTGGGTTGTTATGACTGCGGCTAAGAGTGCCGGAGACATGATCATCATTTCAAACCGTGGTGTTGGTATCACGCCGGCCGCTGGTGAATAATCTTTTGGAGTAAATCAGAAAAATGAACGACATTCAACGTCTCAAGGAGTTGGGCATCAGCTCTCCTTACGCAGTAAAAGTGATGCCCTATCACCGTGACGATCAGAATCACATTGTCACGGATTACCATAAAATCAGCGATGCACAGATTGCGCAGGATGCCGCATTAAGCACTACGCCGAACATTGGTGTTCCGGCAGCCTATGTAACCTACCTCGACCCTAGAATTACAGAAGTGTTATTCGCCATTATGGCGGCCACTAAACTCTTCGGTGAAACCAAGGTTGGTGACTGGACTGACCGTTTCATGACATTCCCGATCTCTGAAATTGTCGGTGATGTCACGCCGTACAGCGATTTTACGAACTCTGTTAGCTCCTCTGTTAACTACGAGTTCCCGAATCGTGAGAACTTCATCTTTGAAACTTCGATCAAATACGGTGATCGTGAGCAAGCTACGGCGGCAAAGGCTCGTTTGAACTATGCGGGCGACAAGCAACGCGCGGCATCCGAAATCATCGCCCGTGCGCACAACCGCTTCTACCTCTACGGTGTTGCGAACAAGCGCTCTTACGGTGCTTTGAACGATCCGAATTTGCCTGAGTCTGAAACGCCGAACAGCGTTAATTCTAAGACGACTTGGTCTGATAAGGTGGCTGATCCTGGCAATAACGCCACGATCTCTAATGTCATCTTCAATGACATTAATAAGCTTGTCAATGCTTTGATGAGCAACAATGGCGGTAACTTGGATCAAAACAGCCCATATGTTTTGGCCGTTGCTTCTGACCGTTACAACTATTTGACGATTCCGAATAGCTTCGGCTTGACGGCTCTTCAAATGTTGAAGGACAACTACCCGAACATGACGATCTTCCAGTTGCCTGAATTGCAAACAGACTCCGGTTCCATGCTCTACTTGACGGTTCCCGAATATCTAGGTCAACCGACTGGCGAAACGGCTTACTCTGAAAAGATGCGTTTCGGTCGCATGGAAACGTACTCCACATCCTATGTCCAAAAGGCCTTTGGCGGTACATGGGGTTGTGTGATCCGTAGACCCAATTTCATTGCAACGATGACCGGGGTCTGATCGGTCGAATCTCGTTAAACTGTTGAGAAGGCGCTTTAAGCGTCTTTTTTTGTAACTGGGGCGAGGCATTTCTGCTTTGCCCCAATTTCTTTTTGGAAATAAAAATGGCTGCCACTAAACGTAAAACTCAAGTTAAAGCAAAAATTGAAGAAGCAGAAGTGATCGCTTCGACAATGGATGAAGAACCCGAACACACCGAATCGCAAGGTGAAATGATTTCCATCGCTTGCTGCTTGCCTTTTGGTCTGAAATTCAGAGATATTCCCGATAGCAGGGGCGGTACGAAAACGGTTATTTTCCCTGGTATCAATAAGGCTCTGAAGGGAAAGGCGGATGGTGTTCTTGCGCTTCCGGGCAATGCTGTCTGCGTGACGATTCCTAAAAAAGACTGGGAGGCTGTTTTAAAGATTCATGGTCGAGAAATGGCGTTTACCGGTCGAAATGGAGGTATGCCGTGCATTTGGCCAGTTGGCGATGTGAAAGGATTTAAATCTGCCAAATCTGAAATCAAAGAAATGAAGACAGGACTTGAGCCAATTGATCCGACTTCTGTTGGAGTCAAAGAGGCTAAGCAAGAGGACCTTCAATAATGAAACAAACAACGATGACCCCATTTAGTCTTGACATTGATACTTTCAGAACGCTGTATCCCGGCTTGACTGAACAAGTGATTTCCGATCAGCAATTGGAAAATCTTTGGACGGTTATCGTTGAAATGCTCGGGGACGGTGATGGGAATTTCCCGTACCCCGACAATATCATTCAAACAATTCTTTATGCTGCTTTGTGTCATTTGGCAACACTAGAGACAAATGGACAAAATCAACCCGGTCGTATAGCTTCAGCTAGTCAAGGCAGTGTATCCGTATCTTTTGAAGGCTTGCAGGTAAAATCTGAAATAGGCGCATGGTGGAATCAAACCAAATGCGGCGCGATGTTTTGGGTAATGACCAAGCGCTACCGCGTTGGTTGTCGATTCTACGGAGGTCGTAACTATCACCCATGGGGTTAATTATGGATGATGCTAAAAAGCTAGGCGAAGCCTTTAAATACGGAGTGGCTTTTTCAGAAGGTTATAAACATCGCCGTGGTGTTGCCCAAGACGACAAGTGGATTACGGTTAAGCCCAATGGTGAGAACGATCTCAAGCCTATTGGGCTTACGTCAAGCCTGTTAAAGACGATGAATAGATCTGATGGGAAACGTTGTTCGAATACAGATTAAGAATCCAGATGCACTTCAAAAGATTGCCGATGCTATTCCACATAAGGCAAGCGTCAAGGTTGGAATCATTGATAATCCTGAAATTGCAACTTACGCAGCCTACAACGAATTTGGCTGGGTTCAGCGAACAACACCCAAGCAAAGGCATTTCCTTGCGAAGGAATTTGATGTTCACTTGAAAGAAGGGACGGTCTTATTGAATCCGCCCAGACCTTTTTTACGAGCAACTGCTTCCGCCAATTCAGAGGATTGGGGCAAAACCTTCGCAGAAGCTTTAAAGAATCTAGGTATTAAAAACTTTCAACAAGCCGCAAAGCTTATGGCTCGACAGGCTCAGGCCGATATACAAGAGACAATCAGAAACAACGGGACAAAGAACGAACAATTCCCTGATCGTTCGGGAATGACTTCAAAGATTTACGAAGTCAAGGACGCCCGTACAGCAAAAGGCAGAAAGCGAAAGCGTGAAAGAGACAGCGGTTCAGCTAGTGAAAAAGCCCTCGTGAAAACGGGGGCTTTGCTTTCGGCCATTGGATATGAGATTGAAGAATGAACAAATCAGAACTCGCAAGACAGTTAGGTAAGGCTTTTAGGCTCGGTTATGCATTCAGCCGTGGGCAATCCTATCGAAAAGGCATTGCTCAAGACGAAGCTAAATGGATTACCGTGCACCCCAACGGCAAAGGGATGACAAAAACTGGCGACAAAGCCAAAGGTCAACCAGTTTTGATCGATGGCGAGACCGGAGAAGTTCTTGGCGGCATGGGCGGTAAGTTTACAGGAAAGCATATTTCCGCAGTACCTGACCGTGGCAAAAAAGAGCAACAAGGTGCTCAAGCTAAAATTGATAGAGCACATTCAAGAAATAAGAATAACGATGCTCAAAAGTTAAATGAAAGACGATCTCAAAGTGCGGCTCGTATTCGTAATTTTATCGGCGATCAACACTACGAAAAAGCTAAACAACTTATAGAAAAAACGGATGAAAAAACACAAGGGACTTGGTTTGCCTATGAAAATGAAATCAAGGTGGACTCAAGCACTTATAAAAAAACTGCTCATTTCAACCTAAAAACAGGTGGTATATCTTTTGACTTACAACAGGATTCTAATGGATCAAAATACACAAAACCCTATGAAACTATGTTTCATGAGTTCGGTCACAATATTGACAGACTAGCTGCAAAAAGACATGGCTTGGGCTTGTATATATCGAGCGGATATAAGGATGGTGCGTTCCCTAATACACTGAAAGAAGAAGTCGCACAAATTGTAAAAGAAGATTTAAAGCAACTTAAAGAGTCGCATAAGTCAGCGAAAGATTTACGTAAGTGGCTGGAAGATCACAAAGAATATGTAGAAACGTGGGATTACAATTACTTGTACGAAAGACCACTCTCTATAAAACCATCCACTAGAATGGTTTATCGAGCAATAAGCAACCGTTTAAAGAATTTACCTCCTGACGAACAATCTGCTATTAGTGATATTTTTGAAGGAGCTTCAGGGGCTAAAATTAGATCAAACTTTGGACATTACGCTTCCTACTGGAAGTATCCAGGAACCTTGGCAACTGAGGCCTTTGCTAATCTTTTCCAGTGCGCGCTAACAAATAAGCCAGCGTATGATAGAATCAAAAAAAGGCTACCAAAATCCGTTGCCATTTTTGAGGAAATGCTGGATTTGTTGAGTGGAGAAAACAATGGCAGTCGAAGTAAAAGATAAAGAATACGAACTTTTTAGTAAATTATCTGATGAATATTACAAAAAGTTCAAAGATAGCTTCCCAACGTTCAAATATGCGAACCGTGTTGATGCGTGTATAGAAGCAATGCAAAAGTGCCTAAAAGAAGGGAAACCTGAAGAGGTTGATCCTAATTTAGTTTACTAATTTAAAAAGTTTAATAAATGCCCGCCTTGAGCGGGTTTTTTCATATCTAGCTTCCGTAGGTGTTAAGCCTTCGGGGGCTTTTTGTTGCCTAAAACCATGGGACTTAACTTACACAGCATTGTCAGAGGGGCGATCACTTCGGTCAACACCGACCTCGATTGTGAACTCTATCGCATGCCCGGGCGACACCAGACCGATGACGAAGGCGATACCACCCCGATTTTTGAAGGTCCCGCCCAAGTTAAAGCGCAATTCCAAAGTATTTCCCAAGACATGATCCGACAGATGGACATGTTGGAAATCACAACCACAACACGCCGAGTCTATTTGTACGCCACATCGTCACCTTCTCAAAGACCGTGGGCGCAATGGCGACCTCTTGGGCGCAGCGGTGACGTTATCAAGGATCCGAACGGTTCGATTTGGACCATTTCGGCTGTCATTGAAGATTTCACAAACGAAGGTTGGATTTGCGTATTGGCGACTTTGCAGCCGGTCGGAATTCGAATGATTGTGGAGGAACCAGATGGCAGTTAACGACATCACTCAATCGCAATTGATTAAGTCTGTTCGTGATTTCTGCCTTAACTTCGCAAGCCCCGCTCTAAAAGACATCGAGCACGTCATTGTTGGATACACAAACAATCTAACGCCTCCTTCTGACGGAAATGATTTTTGCGTTGTGACACCTATTTCAGAAAGGCGCTTGCACACAACAAAAGAAACCGATTTAAAGGACGTAGACAGTGTTCAGTTGTCGGAATACCTCGAAACGGTTGTTCAGATTGACTGTTATTCGACAAATAGAAAAGACGCGAGAACACGAGTTGAAAGTTACGAATTAGTAGCTCGCTCACGCTACGGCGTGGATCACTTTAAGAAGTATCAGGTGGATTGTCAGCACGCAGATATTTGCAGAAATACCACCGCCATTTTGGACTCAGACCAATACGTCAGCCGATGGACCACGACCCTGACGCTAGGCATTTGGAAGCAAGTGGAAATCACTCAGGACTATTTCACCGACATCGACCCCGAACTCATCAATGTCGATGCCCAATTTAAACCATAGATAGGAAATCATAAGCATGTCTATTCCTGCATCAATGATTGTTGACATCACGCCGAGAGCCATTCGCGCGGGTTCTACTGACCTGCAATTTAATGGCATGGTGTTCACTACGAACCCCACGGCCAGTATGTGCGACATTTTCACCAGCGCTCAACAGGTTGGCGAGCAGTTCGGCTTTGAATCTCCAGAATACACGTTCGCTCAGAATTATTGGGAAGCCGATGAATTAAAAACACGCTCTCCAGCCGCTTTGTATTTCGCACGATTGCTCAAAGAAGAAACAGCCGCCTGGATTAGAGGTTATCAAGTCACTTCTACGCTAGAAGAATTCAAAGCCGTCACAGATGGCGCTTTGACCATTCCGATCAATGGTTCTTCCGTGCAAGCTTCGGGCATCGACTTGAGTACCTGCACATCATTATCCGAAGTGGCCACTAAGGTAGCCGAGAAGTTAACCGGTACGAGCGGTGCTTACAACTCCGGCATGAATTGCTTCATTTTCACAACCACACAGACGGGTTCTGAAGCAAAGATTGCCTACCCGACAGCATCCTCTAGTGGCACCGATTTGGCAGAAATGCTCTGCTTGACCGAACAGCAAGGAGCCGTCTTGTGGCAGGGAACGGACGCACAGCCGTTTAGCCAAAACGTCAATTCTGTTTTGAATATTTCGCAAAACTGGGTGACGTTCACAACGATTGACGAGCCGGAAATCGCCGATGCGACTGAGATGGCGCAATGGTCAAGTACGAACTTCGGCTTCATCTACTTCCCGTTCACGACTCAAACGAACGCAGAGGTTTCTGGAAACACCTCCGACATGGCAAGCGCCTTGTCCGCTGCCGGTGTCGGCGCTACGGCTCCGGTTTACGGTCCGGTGAATTACACATCGTTCTTCATGGGCATGTTGGCCGCAACGGACTTCGAAGCCACAAATGGCATGAAGACCTACGCCTTTAAGCGCTCTGGCTCTTTGCCTTCTTATGTAACTGATGGCGGCGTGGCTCAAGTATTAAAGACCAAGTTGTACAACTTCTTGGGCAACTTCCAAACCCGTAACGCTCAGTTTGATGTTTCGGCTTGGGGCACCTTGATTGATTCCACCTACAAGTTCATTGATGAGCTTGCGGGCATGATCTGGCTCGCCAACGCTTGGCAGGTTGCTCTTGTTGATTTGATGACGACCGTCAACCGTATCCCGTACACAGAACGCGGTTACACGATGATTCGCACGTCCACGATCTCCATTGTAAATCGCGGATTGAACAACGGATACATTGAGCCGGGCGTAACGCTTTCTGCTTCTCAGAAGTCCGCTTTGATTGAGGCTATTGGCCAAGACGTTTCCCAAACGCTTGAAAACACCGGTTGGTACCTCCGAGTTTCTGACCCGGGCGCTACTGCACGCAGTAACCGAGAAAGCCCAATTTGCCAACTCTACGTCACATACGGTGGCGCGGTTCACAAGATTGACGGGCTTGCCAGTGTGTTCTTGTAATTGAGGAGAAAGATTTAAATGGCTGAAATGTTGAATTTAACCTCTGCCGATTTCACGGCTCGTTTGTTGACGGCCACGACATTCCCGGCAGGGTTTGACCTTGAGTCTTTTGCCGATGGAGACGCCTTGACCGTCAATGGCGTGCAAGCTGCCGATTTGGTGAAAGGTGTTGATGACGGCGCTGGTTATTGGTACATCCCGAACGTCAAGGAAGTATCTTTGGTTTTTATGCCAGGTAGTTCTTCAGATAAGAACCTCTCGATTTTGGCGGCCGCCATGGATGCCAAGAAAGCGCCTGACTTGATTCAAATGACGGTGACAATCCCAAGCATGAAGTGCTCGGTTGTGTTCATTGACGGTGTATTGACGAGCTATCCGCCGATTCCCGGTGTTTCCACACGATTGCAAAACGTCACGTATGGCTTCAAGTTTAGTCGTGCTCAACGCTTGCCGTTGTAATGAGGTGAAATGATGGCTAGAGAGTCTTTTAAGGTCACAATCACCGATAACGAAAAAGAACTTCATTTTGAAGTCAAAGAGATGCCCGCTGTGACGGGCTTTCTTTTTGGCGTAAAGGTCGTGAAGTTCATCTGCAATAACAACGCAGAGTTGAGCGGCAATGAGGACATTGCCAGACTGTTTATCAAGTCAATCGGTGGGCTGAACATTGACGAATTTAAGTCCGTGATGGACGAGGCGCTGTCCTTCGTTTGGTACATGGACGGCGTATCGCCTCGTTCTTGCAACGGTGACGCCCTGAACACGATCTTGACAGACCCAGTGAATGTCATGAAGTTATTGCAACATTCACTTGAAATCAACCTGTCTTTTATCAAACGCGCCATGCCCGCCGATTTGCTAAAGAGAATCAATGGCGCAATGAATCAGGCGGGGTTGTCACCGAAGACTTTGAAGAAGGCTATGAAGTCGTAAGCGTTCTGGTTACTCGTCACATGGCGAGCTATCACGATTTGGAAACAAACTTGTCGTGCAGAGACGCCATGCGATTGCTCAACATGTTGAGAATTCAAGACTACAACGAGTGGCTATTTCAGAAAGAGGCAGAACGTAAAGCGAGGTTGAACAATAATGGCTAATCCGATTTCAGAACTTTTTATCAGGCTTGGCCTTGACTCAACCGACTTCGTAAAAGGCTTAACTGACGCTGAGAAGCAAACCAAGTCCATTGGTGAGACAGCCCTTAAAACAGGTGATGACATACGAAGAGGTTTGGGATATGCCTTCATTGATTTAGTCAAGATGGCTTTCCCGCTTCTCGGTGTCGCTGGGACAATCAATGCGTTGGCAAGTGCTCAACAGAACCTTTATCAAGCCCAAAAGGCAAGTAAAGAGGTTGGCATCCCTGCTGACGAATATGCGGCTTGGGGACGAGCGGCCGAGAGCTTGGGCTTTTCAGCCGAAGATGCCCAAAACTCACTGATAAGCCTTCAAGCTTCAATGCAAGAAGCGGCCTTAACCGGGCGAAGCGCTGCTGCCGGTGTGTTGACCTACATGGGCATAGGGCTTTTTAAATCCAATGGCGAACTAAAAACTGCCACGGAGATTTTCAAAGACCTGTCCAAAGTTCTGGCCAATATGCCAATTGACAGAGCCAGAGCCTACGGTCAAATGATGGGGCTTTCTCCCTCAACAATTGCCTTACTACGTGAAGGTAAGGAATTGTCGGAAGAGTTAGCCAATCAGCTCAAGATTGGTCCGACAAAAGAAGATGCAGAGAAAGCTTGGGAAGTCCAAAGGGCTTGGAATCAGCTCAAGATAACGGGCGGAGATGTCGCTCGAAACGTCTTTGTGACACTTTATCCGGTCATTGAAGATGTTCTAGTGATTGCGCAGAAGTTATCGTCCTTTCTGGCTAAGAACTCTGATCTAGTGACTTACGCCGGTACGGCCTTCCTGTTGACAGTCGCACTAGGGAAACTGGCAACAGCTTTTATAGCGATTGGCAAAGCAGGTGCTGGGGCAATCGCCCTCATATCGGCAGCTATGCGGGCCCATCCAATATTGGCTGCTATAACGCTTGCTATATCAGGGATTATTGACCTAATCAACTTCTTCAGAGGAGCTGACTCGGTTATCGGTGCTTTCTTTGACATGATCGGCGTTAAAGCCGAAAGCGTCAAAGCGATATTCAGGACTCTTGGAGAAATACTGTTAGGTGTTTTGGCTCCGTTCAAATGGGTCATTGATGGAATGATGGCCCTATTTTCAAAGGACAATCCACCAGAAATCCCAGAAAACGGGTTTGGCACTGTTGCACAAAGTGAAACAGAAGGGACGCAGAACAAAAGCAAAGTTGATGCTAAGGCTTCAGAAGGACAGAGATTAATAGCTCAAGGCGGTATTGTTAAAGCGATGGTTCAAAATGTTCCGAAGCAGACCGCCCGAGCGGTACAAACTCCGCCAAGCGTTATTAATCACTCGAATTCTGCCCGAACCGTTAACTCTCAGGTTCACAATGAAGTAACGATAAACGCCCCCAACGGCGATGCCAAGACGATCCAAAGAGCCGCACAATCAGGTATTCAAGGCGGCATGAGCGGATATGATCGTTCGTTAATTGCTTTCCAAGAAACAGGGTTCATTTCAAAATGATTTTTGATGATTACCAAGACATACAGAAAAATGCTCAGGATTACTTAGCAAGTCTTGTCCCTGTTGATTTTGGCATTGACTTCGGGCGAAGGTGGGCGCTTGTGTCCCTAACCTCAGGAAGCAACGGACAAAGCGCTTCTTACCGTCAGGTATTCGCCTTTCAAACCATACTTTCGGTCGATTTTGTCGATGAAAGCAACGTGGTGACTTCGATTATTGAGGAAGGTTCCTTCGTTTCTTATAACAAGGTACCGCTACCGGCCCAAATCGTTATGACGGTTGTTTTGGATGGTATGGAGTCCGAACAACAGTCAACGATTCAGGCGTTAAGGCAAGCCAAGAACTCCACCGATTTCTTTGAAGTGGTAACGCCGTTTGAAACCTATTCAAATATGAATATCACGGGATTGCGATATTCACGAACGGTTGACAGAGGTGCTACCAGAACGATTATGGACTTGGTGCTTCAGGAAATCCGAGAAGTTAGTGTCATTACTCGAAGCATGTCCAGCCCAAAACAGGTGAAAAACGCAAGCTCAGTTTCTGCGAAGAACATAGGCAAAGTCGACGCCAAAACGCCTAGCGTTGACGTTTCTTCGTTATTGAGAGAAAACGTTGGATTTATTGGTGGTGATGCATGAGAGTTCAGATTGAATTACAGGCGATTCCCAATCAAACAGCCTCTGTTTTACTCAATGATCAAGAGTGCGAAATTCAAGTCAGGCAGATGGGAAATCGACTTTTCATGTCGCTTTCTGTTGATGATGACGTGATTTTCAAAAACGTGCTTTGTCCGATAGCAGCCCCCATCAATGGAGCGGAGGTTTTGGGATTCTTGGGCGTTCTCTTTTTTCTTGACACGAAGGGAAAGGACGATCCTCAATGGGAAGAACTCGGGAGTCGTTGGCTTCTGTTCTACGCTTCGCCCGATGATGATATGTATCAGGAGCTGATGGATGCCCGAAATCTTCACTAAAAAGCGTATTCGCATTGAGGTTTATCTTAGGGCTGGCAAATTCGAGGATGGTAATAATGTCCTGGTGATTGACGACCTGCCAATGCACGTAGAAATCGTGAAGGCAGGGATCCCTTCTTTCCCAGAAGCCACGATTACTATTTGGGGTTTGTCTCTGGCAAAGATGAAGGCTCTCAGCATGAAGGGCCATGTCATGTTTCAGTCGTACCGAAACCGCGTGAAAATCTATGCGGGCGACAGTGAGCCTGACAAGTTGCCTTTGGTCTTTGTTGGTGAGGAATCGTTCGGCTCTGCCATGATGGACGCACAAGGCGAAGCGCGCTTTGAGATGAAGGCGTTCACAGGTATTTATGCCGCCATGACTCCAGCCAAGCCAATGAGCGGCAAGGGAAGCGTTCCAGCTTCTGAAATTATTCAGCAATTCGCAACGGACGCAGGTTACAAGTTCATCAATCAGGGAGTGACAACGCAAGTAACCGATTGCATTGTGTACGGCGACTCAATTACCAAAATGAGGACAGTGGCCGATGCCATCGGCGCTGACCTGATCATTGATGACCAAGAAGTGATTTTGCTTCCAAGAGACTCTTACAGACAGTCTCCAAACTTGGTTGTAAGCCCAGAAACGGGCATGCTTGGCTATCCGAGCATCAACTCTCAAGGCATTAGCGTGACGTTCTTGTTTAACCCGTCCATTCGGTTTAGGCAGATGATTCATGTCGAAAGTGTGATACCTATGGCGACCGGCGACCATGGGGTAATTAAGTTACAGCACGTCATTGATGCGAACCAAAATGGCGGCGGTCAATGGCAAACAACCATCGAAAGCCTTTTCAACTACGGTTTATGAGCGAATCAGTTTTTTCAAATCAAGGGCTGTACTCGGGAAATAATTTTCCTAATGCGTTGGACTTTATCGTTCGCTCGATTGTTCGACAGATGATCAATACGGCTTTGCCCGTTATGGTCGAAACGGTGTTTCCAGGTGATGAAAATGCGGCTGGTTATGTCCAATGTTTACCGCTCGTGATGCCTAGAGACCCCAAAGGAAACTCTATCCAAACGGTATCAATACCGAAACTTCCTTTTTATCGTCTCTATGCAGGACGGGCTGCCATCGTTTGTGACCCTGTACCGGGTGACGTTGGATTAGCTGTTTTTGCCCAACAGGACAGCAGCCGAGTCAAAAAAGGAACGAGCGAACCGCAATCAGCGGGTTCTTTCCGATGCTTTGATATGTCAGATGGCTTTTATTTGGGTGGTTTTTACAACGGAAACGGCGATACCAACATTATTTTTGATCAGCAGGGAAATATCACTATCAACGCCCCGACAGCGCAAACCATTAATACAGAAACAGCAACTGTTAACAGCAAAACGTCAACGATTAATGCTGAACAAAAAGTAACGGTGAATTCGCCTTTATCAGAGTTCACCGGCGATGTGACGATACAAAAAGCCTTAACTGTTCTGGGCGGAGCGGCAATATCGGGCGGTTCAGGTGCAAGTGTTGAAGGCAATATGGCTATTACCAATGGCGATGTTACTGCTGACGCAATCAGTCTAAAACAACACACTCACACTTGTCCTGACGGCAAAACGGGTCCTGCTGAATAAGGAGAGAGGATGGCGCACACGCAGTACACATTGGCGCTGACAACAGATAACTGGGATTTGTCGGTTGGCGCCGATGGAAGTTTAAAAACGCTAAAAAAAGATGAGGCGATTCTTCAAAACGTCTGCAATGAGTGTCGATGCTTCACCGATGACCTCTATTTTGATCGTGATCGAGGTATTCCTTGGTTTGATGATCAACTCGGTCAAAAGCTTAGACCGGCAATAACGCAGTCTGATTTACGACAAGCCGCTTCAAGAGTCGATGGCGTAGAAAGTGTTGACGAGGTGAATTTAACCTTTTTATCAGATCAGGACAGAACACTTCATGCAGAGATTGAAGTCACAACGGAGAATGGTTTAAATGGCAGAGTTACAGTTTGATCCTCAAACAGGGATAGTGGTTCCTGAAGTCTCCGAAGTGAGAGAAGATATTGGTAAGGCCGTTCAAGATGCCTTCCAAACAGACCCGAACGATCCGCCGCTTAATATTGAGCCAACGACTCCGATGGGGCAAATTGTTGACGCTCTGACGGCGGAAGTAGCGGCTAAAAACTCCGAAGTAGCAAAGATCGCAGACCAAAACAACTTGAATATTGCTGCCGGTCGATACTTAGACGCCTTAACGTCTCTTTACTTTGTACAAAGAAAGATTTCAGAAGCAACGATTGTTCAGTGTCAGTGTACGGGCTTGAAAGGAACATTTATTCCTTATGGAGCCATTGTTCAAGACACGGATGGCAATCAATACCGACACAATGTCGCTCTAGGCGCAACCATCGGTGATACAGGTACTGTTTTAACCACTTTCTCGGCGGTCGAGCACGGAGCGCTTGAAGTGATGAGCGGAGCCGTCAATCAGATCGTCACGATCATTCCGGGTTGGGATGCTGTAACGAATCCTGAAGCCGGTGTGACCGGGCGAGACAGAGAGTCGGACGCAGAACTCAGAAACCGATACCGCCAATCCGTAGCTATCAACTCTGTGGGCAACGTGGCCACTATTCAGGCCAATTTGGCCAACGTGGACGGCGTTATTGATGTTCAAGTGTTGGAAAACATCGGATCTGAAGCAAATACTCAATACGGCGTCAGCGTTCCCGCTCATGGAATTGCCGTCTGTATTTTCGGCGGTGAGGACTCTGACATTGCACAAACCATTTTCCAGACAAAAATGGGCGGAACGAGCATGGATGGCAATACAACCGTCAGTTTTACCGAAGAGGAAGTCAATACCATTCATTCCTATCCGATCTATCGACCAACCGTAGAAAACTTCTACGTCAAGGTTGAGTTTTATACATCAGCAATGGGTGAAGGTGTTCAGAGTGAAATCAAGTCCGTCATTGTTGATGATGCGTTGGGTCAGTTAGAAAACCCGAGAATTGGTTTGGCTCAAACGATTTATGCAGATAGGTTCAGAGCGGCTATTTATACAAAAACCACTCAACCGGTGAAATCTATCCAAATTGCATTGGACAGCCCGAGTAATTGGACTGACGTTTTGCAGATTGATGCTGACGTTGAACCAGCGATCACCGATGACAATGTTCAAATCGTTTTAGGGAGCTGATCATGAGTACGGACACGCAGACTTGGCGTGACATTATGCACGTTGAGAACATGATGGTTGTCCCCAATGTCCAATCTATTCAATCTGAAGCCATTCAAAGTCAGTATGACGTAAGCCCGAAACTCAAGGCGTTTTGCCAAATATTTCAGGACAGCATTGATGCGACAAAAGACTTCGACAATGTTTTGAAATACATAAGCGATCCCAATCAAGCCGAAGGGATTTTTTTAGACTGGTGGGCTGATCGTGTCGGGGTTTCAAGGACACTCGAAACGAACGGTACTTCAGTTTTATTGACAGATGATCAACTCCGATTCCTAATTTTTTATAGAGCCGCCGCAAATATTGCAGATGGTTCTTTAAAGCGAATTGCGGAATTGTTAAGGCGACTTTTGGGTGTACCAGTTCAGGTTTATGACAACCTTGACATGACTATCAGTATCCGAATTTTAGGTGTTTTGACTCTTCAGCAAGAATACATCTTGAGAAACTACGGCCTCTTGATGCGCGGAGCAGGTGTCGGATACAACATCATTATTCAGAACCCGAACACTCCGACATTTGGTTTTGATAAATCAGGACTTCAACCATTTAATCAAGGAGTTTTCAATCCTGTCATTGAAATTTCATTGGAATAAAGCATGAGTAATTATCCTAAATATCTACTTGGCTCCGTCATTGGTGCTATGGGTGATTTTGTTGTACCACCTGAAACAGCAGAAGAAGCCGGCGATGGTCGTTTATCTATGCAAGAAGGATGGGGCATTTTGAATCAGACTCCTCTTCCAGATGGAGGTATCGCACCGTTCCGAGAGGATATGAACGGTTTGGCCTACCTTTTGAGCCAATTCCTTGTTTGGCAACAGCAAGGCGGCTTGATGAATTACACATCTTCTCTCAATTACGAAGTCGGAAATGAAATCCTGAGTGACGGGAAAAAATGGAAGTGTGTAGCAGAGAATGGGCCGGGCACATCAGCGGGTGTTAAGTCTCCTGCGCCTGGGTCAGACTACTGGAAACGTGCTGACCAATCCCGATATGCCGGTGAGGTAGTTCCGTTTTATAACGTAACTCTTGGTGGCTCTGACGGTCGCCGTCCTATTTTTTGGGGCGAAACCGAACCTGATGAAGGTTGGGTTTTGTGTGACGGCGGAAGTGATGGTCAAGGCGGAAATGTTCCGAATTTGATCGGGAAGTCCATTGAAGGCAGTAACACTCAAGACGCCGGCGGTTCGTCTGGCGGAGTAACCGTTTCTACATCGGGCTTGCCTGTTGGGGCAATTCTCTTGATGGCAGGTACTTTGTCAGATCCGAATGGTGAATATGTCCCAGCAACAGCCTCGCAAAGTTTAGACATAGCTTCCTATCAAGAGGCATACGCTTCGCTAGGAACGACATGGGGAACCGGAGAGAGCGGAAAATTCCTAACTCCGAGTTTTAATGGCCGCTGGTTAAAGATGAGCGGAGAAAATACGCTCGGAACCAATCTTGAAGCCGGTCTGCCAGACGCATCAGGCTATTTCGGAACTATCTCATATTCGGGTATAGGAGGATGCTTTAAGGGCGGTGGTTATCAAGGTGTTCGCGGTACATCCGGTAGCATTGGACAACCAGTTGATTTCAAGCTGTCTTACGGGAATCCAATTTTCGGTACGTCCGAAGATGTTCAGCCTCGATCATCAGTTGTTGATGCTTATGTGCACGTAAAAGCCTCCGGTACAAGCGGTTCGACAACGACAGGCGCTAGATACAAAATGGCCTACTTTGTGAAACTGCCTGGTTAATCAGGAAGCTTGATGAAATAAGCGAGTTTGTACCTTATGCCGGTTTGCGCCACCCCGGATGTTGATGTTGTTTTGACATGAACGTATGCATCAACTACCGCACTTCTTGGCTGTACCTCGTCCGAAGCGCCGTAGACCTGATCAGACTTACTTGCATCAAACCCAAAAACAATGTTGTCGTAGTCCGTTTCGTTCGTTCCACAACCAGTTTTTCCAGTGTTGTAGAAAGCCCCCGTGGCTATATATCCGTAGTCAGCTCTTTCGGGACCGTTAAACGTTCCAACAATATTGGGAACGCCAGGACTAAGAAGTTCTCCTAGGGTATCAGTTCCGCTCATCTTTAAAAATGGAAATAAGCATGACAGAAAGAAATAAAAATATTTGCCGGAGTTAACTATGGCAGATGTGACTTTTAAATTCAGAATTGTCTTAAATTCACAAGGCAGTATTAGCGGTCCTGCTCTTATTGAGCAGCTCGAAGATGGGATTAATGACATCGGAGCATTGGCGGCGGAGTCAAACAATCAATCTTCGGAAGCGGAAAGATTGGCAAACCAGGCTGTTGAAACGGCTAATAACGCACAAAGCACAGCAAACAACGCAACTGCCACCGCTGAATCAGCCATTGAACAAGTCGGAACTTTGGGTACGGTTGTCGATAGCTGGAACGCACGAATTACACAGGCCGTAACAGCTTCTCAATCAGCAGTTCAAACAGCCGGAGAAGCCAATACAAAATCCGACACGGCTGTAAGCACGGCTAACACTGCTTTGTCTCAGTCACAAACTGCGGTGCAAACGGCTCGACAGGCTGTTCTTGATACAAGCGCGGCCGAAGAAAGAATTAATGCGGCCGCTCAACAAGTGGCCACGGACAAAGCGAATGTTCAACAGAACGCCGCCGAATCAGCGACAAACGCAGGAAACGCTGCGACTTCTGCTCAGTTGGCGGAAAAATGGGCTACTTGGTTGGGCGACCCCGAAGAACCAGAAAACCCAGATAAAACCGTTGATGGAACAGAGTATTCATCGAAGTATTACGCAGAACAAGCGGCAAACACTCTGTCTGAAACGGTCAAGGTTACAGCGCAAACCCTGACAACCGAACAAAAGCAACAGGCCAGAACAAACATTGACGCCGTTTCACAAACGGAGCTGATGGAAATTTTGAATGAATACATAGACGGGACTCAAACCAAAGACATCGAAAGTTGATCTTGAAATTAATCAGGGTTCTGACTATTCCGTGTTTTTTGTGATACGAGATTCAGCCGGCACCGTTGACTTGACCGGGTACAA